GCAGCAACCTTGGGCTGTGAACGACTGCTAGGGATGCCGTATCGCCTTGGCGGCGACGGCAGCGACGGAACCATCGATTGCATCCACTTGGTTTATGCCGTCTTGGCAGACCTAAAGATCCCGACGCCAAAGTTCAAAGCTGGCTGGTACGACTACCCTCGCGTCGAAATCGCTAGAGCGCTTTTGCAGTGGGGTGATCGTGTGGATCGTCCTGCCTACGATGGGGACGTCAGCTTGCTGGAAGGCGAGCAAATCGTCTTTGGTGTTCAATGGCTGAACGGGATGATGGTCGTCAGTCGAGAGAGCGAAAGGGTGCTTTGGTGCCCTATCTCGTCAGTGCCCGTCCGTCATACGTTTCGCCACTGCTCCCGTTTGAGCGCGACCTGATCGCACTGATCGGTTGCACAGAAGAGGAGTACAGAGCGTTCCAGGAGGAGGTCAAGAGCAAGGCAGGGCTAAGACCTGCTGAGTATGCGCATATCCCCGACATTCGTTGCGAACCTACGCTTATCGCAGGCATCGCGCTTGCTGTAGGAGTTCTTTCTACAGTTGTTAGTGTCGTTCTTGCGCCAAAGCCGAGAGAGCTTGATCAGCAGCAACGGCAGGAGCAACGGCAGGGCAGCAGCCTGGAGCTTGATAGCGCAACAGGCCGCACTCGCTTTAATCAGACTTCAGGGTTCGGCGGCAGTGCTCCGCTGACCAGCTACAACACCAGGGTCCCGATTCCGTTTGGCCGCTGGCAGGTTCAAAACGTTATCGGCGGTAACTATCTCAGCGGTGGCCTTCTGGTAACTCCGTCATTGGTGTGGTCGCGGATGTACTCCTACGGCACCCACCAAGGTTTCAAAGGTCTTTATGTCGTAGGGGAGAGCGGCCTGACGCCGCCTGACGTGGAAGGTATCTATATCGGAAACAACGCACTTGACTCGGTCCACGAGCGCCAGTTCGCTGTTTATTGGAGCAGCCGCGAAGGGTCTAACCGAATCCAGGGCAGCCGTGACCTAATCGCTGGTACGCGGTTCAAGAGATGGGCGGGCGACCCTGGAATTAACGAAGAGGTTTTTACCTGTCCTACTAATCAGGGCATCGAGAGCAAAGGCCATTCTGCGGCATACCTGCCAAGCAATACCTACGAGTTCGGGGCTTATGCGCCGATCATGAACGGCACCCAGATCCGCGTGAATTGGCGGATCATTCCGTGGACACACTCCGACAGACCTGCGCTGGATGCTGCGCGGGATCGTGGCCAGCGTGAACGGATCAAGATTGCAGGCCGTGATCAGTCAAAAATTGAAGATGGAATGGGCGGAGTGGGGCGCGGCTACAGCTGCCGAATGGGCTTGTATCGCCACAACTCCACCGAATACGACCTACCCACCGAGGTCTTCCTGACTCCTGGTGACCGCCTGACCTTCAAGATTTCACCCCTCAATTTCACTGACATCGAGGATGTGACGTTGGTGGACATGACGCAGCGCGTAGATGCAATGCGGGCAGCGGCAGACGACGCGCTTCAAATCGGTGAGATGTACATGATTGGGAGGGCTTTGTGTCAGGTGGTCGGGCGAACCGATAAAACCTGGGTCCCTAATGACGGCACCTTCTACTACGACCTGGAGGTTTTGGATCTCACAGAAGGCGAGCGAAGAATTCGCCTAGCAGGCAGCCGCACCATCGAAACTGAGATCAGCTCGGAGGGCAACGGTAACGAGCCCTGGGCCGTTGGTCCGAGCAACTTCCCGTTGTTGCGTATTTCGATTGCCTCGATCCGCAACACACGGCCTGTCGAGTCGACCGAGTTCGGAATCCGTAGCCGTGTCTATCAGCAGCTGAACGGTCTTTGTAACTTCCCAACTCTGCCTACGCCAGCAGAGCTGCAGGGTTATGACGATAGCCGCGTGCAGTTGAGCAATGGCACCCAGCAGCGATACATCAAACGGGCGTCGGTGTTCACAGTGCTTCTGCGCAAAGCAGGGCCAGATGAAAACGGCAATCCCTATCCATGGGTGCGACTGGACGAGCAATTTGTTGTTGTCAACAACACTCCGACTGACGTTTTCAACTACATCAGGATCAGGCGCATAAACGGACCAGCCCAGATGGAGTATCGATTCCTGCCGAAGACGGGAGCCGACTGCGTTTGGAATTCCGTCGAGAATGTCAGTCGTTGGTGGCTTCTAGACGCTGGTAAGTATGAGGAGACGAGCGCGGGCGACTTCAACAACATCTACGGGACTTTCCGGGTTTCTCTTAAGGGGACTGAGTATCCATTTGGCGAGTTCTTCTGGCGGAATGAAGAGTTCAACACGGGAGGTAATCCCAGCGTTCCCGATCGTTACGAGGATCAGGTCTCACAGGTTGATCAAGTTGAGATCCTTCCAACGAACATAACCACAGGTAGACATCAGGCTTACAGGACCGCGTTTTTCGGTAGTCCTGCCCTAAGTGAGAACCGTAATCAAACAAGGATCCAGGACTTTAACGTCAACGCAAATGGAAAGGTCATTCGTCTTCGTTTGACCTGCACAAGTGTGCAAGTCTCACCGGGGACGCCAAATAGTGACCCAGGACCCTTTGGCACCTACTGGAAGTGGGAAGACTATTGGGGCATCAGTGTCGTCAGCTCGTCCCAGGGCTGGGCGCTTGGCGAACAGTTCGACCATATGGCCACGCCTGAAGCTGGCTATCGAATGAGAGTCTCGGGCTTTCAAACGGTCTTTATCCCTGGCGACAATCGCGACTCTGAACGTTGGTTTGAGACCCGCAGTCAGTTGGCTGACGTGAGCCACTACGAAGAGGTGACAAAGAGCAACGAAAGCTCACCTGAGCACACGATTGTCTATGTCAACGAAATGACCGAGGAGCTGCCCCAAGCTCCTGAGTTCACCGACCTGACAACGGTGGGGCTAGTGCTCCGCTCTAGCAACAACTTCAGGAACATCAATGAAGTTTCTGCCTGGATCCCGAATGGGGTGTCCACGCGGCGCTTTGCTGAGGGTGACAGCACTGGACCGTCTAACCAGTTCAGCGACCTTCTCTATTTCCTGCTGACAGACAAGAAGGCTGGGCTAGGAAACGTCATTGATCCACGGATGATTGACGAGGCTGGATTCCGACGGACTGCATTGTTTTGTAAAAAGAACAATATCTTCTTCGATGGCGTGATTGCTGATGAGATCAATATCCGTAGCTGGATGACTACAACTGGACCGTTGTGCTTAAGTAATTTTGTGGTGAAAAACGGTAAGTTCAGCGTCGAGCCAGTGTTGCCTACTGATACTGAAGGGAACATTATTACAGGCGCCCTTCAGGCTGAAGCGATGTTTAGCTCTGGCAACATCATTGAAGACAGCTTTGGGATTGAGTCAATAGATCGTCAAGAGCGGATGCAAATGCGTGCCGCTATGACTTGGCGCAACAGCAGCGAGAGGAACCGCCTGCCTGTGAACGAAAGCTTCCTGGTGAAGTGGGCTGATGAGAACAGCGCTCAACCTATTAACGAAGAAGCCTTTGACATGAGCGGTTTCTGCACAACCAAAGATCATGCCTTTATTGCTGCACGGTATGTGATGTCCGTCCGTCGAAGGGTGGGGCACATTGTTCGGTTCAAGACGACCCCAGACCAAGCCAGGATTGGTCCAGGTTCATTGATTCGCATCGCCACGGAAGCCAGCCCCTACAGCGTCTATAACAACGGTGTAGTGCTAAGCGACGGAAAAGTTGAGGCGTTGACCCATTTGGACGATGGCACCTATCAGGTGAACGTCTATCGCGTAGGTTCTGATCTTGTCGAATCCGCTTCGATGACGATTGAAAGTGGCATAGCGACAGACCCGAGTCTTTTTGGATCCTTGTTTGCCGTTGAACAGCTTAATGTTGAAAGCGGGTTCTATCAGGTTGAAGAGATCGGTCTTGATGAGGATGGAATGGTCGACATTGCGGCCAGCCATCACCCCATCAATAGTGATGGAAGCAGCGTGATCGTTGCAGACGTCCTCGACGAGTCCCGTTTCACCATTGTGAGCTAATGGCCTTCCCCAACCTGACCCCTTCTTCTCGGCAGTTCAACCCAGGCAACTGGCCCGTAAAAACATTCAACGCTCAAAACGGTGCAGAGGTGCGAATCCTTTATGGCAACCGCCGCACCAGGATGACCCTGAGCCTGAACTACGCAAACATCAGCGACACCAACGCCGAGCTGTTCTTCGAGCATTTTGCGTCACTGCTTGGCACTTACGCGACGTTTGAACTGCCGTCTGGCAGCAAAGCAGTTGCAGGCTGGACTGGATACGAGGCTATTTTGACTGGATCGGGCAGCGGTAACCGTTGGCGGTATGAAGAGCCTCCGACAATTGATAACGTCAGACCTGGCGTCTCTAACGTGTCTGTAACGCTGGTGGGTGTGTTCTGATGCCGTTCTATTCAGGTACAGATGGCAGGCTTCTGATTGATGGCCAAGAAGCGGCTCGCGTCCGTAGTTGGAGCTATAGCGCCACCCAATCGACGCTTGATGCAACCAGCCTTGCCGACACCGATCGTGTGGTGACGGAAGGCATTCGCAGCCATAGCGGAAACTGTGCGCTCTGGTACTACGCCAGCATGGATGGGAACGACGCTAGCGGTCTCCTGCAAAAGCTGATCAAGGCGAGAACGGTTGGGAACGAACCAGGCATTGCTCCCGCAACTCAGCGGGTAACACTAAGGCTCAAGGTTCAAGACCAGACGCTTGATGGCAAATATATCGAGGGCGAAGCAATCCTCACGTCTGCCACGATGTCGCTTTCAGTGGGTGAGGTGCTGTCTGCTCAGG